ATGCACAACTCAGACCTGATCGCCGCCTGGCGCACGTGGCTCACCGCCCGCGACCTGTCCCCGCAGACGATCCGACTCCGCACCTACCAGCTAGCGCGGTTCGCTGAGAGCCATCCTCGGCTACTCGCTGTCGGACTGGACGAGCTGACCACCTGGCTCGGACAGCGAGGATGGTCCACGGACACGCGTAGGAGCCAGCTCGCGGCGCTGCGGAGCTTCTACGGGTGGGCGCACGCGAGCGGTCGTGTCCAGAGCGACCCGTCACGGCTCCTTCCGAGGATCAGGCCCTCCCAGCACAAGGCCCGGCCTGCGTCCGACCGGGCGGTGAAGGTGGCGATGATCGCGGCCGATGCGAGGACTCGGCTGATGCTCGTGCTCGCCGTCCGGCAGGGCCTGCGGCGTGGCGAGATAGCCCTGGTGCACTCCGACGACGTGATCGAAGATCTGGCCGGCTGGACGTTGCGGGTGCACGGCAAGGGCCGGAAAGACCGGGATGTGCCGCTGGCCGAGGACGTGGCCACGATGCTGCGAACGCTCCCGTCCGGCTGGGCGTTCCCGGGCGGCACTGACGGCCACCTGTCGGCCGGCCACGTCGGCGTCCTGATGGCCAGGGCGTTGCCCGGTGACTTGACCGCGCACACGCTGCGGCACAGCTTCGCCACCAAGGCGTACGCGGCGACTCGCGATCTCCTCGCCGTCCAAGAACTGCTGGGCCACGCGCGACCTGACACGACCAGAACCTACGTGCAGCTCCCGGACGACGCGCTCCGCCGAGCGGTGGCCGGCGCGGCCTAGATGCCGACCGGGCGAGGTGGGGGCGGCGGGCCCTTGTCCTGCCAGATGTGGTCCTCAAGGACGTCGATGTGCGACCCGAGCGCGCGTTTGGTGACGGCGTCGCTCTCGCGCGCCCTCCACAGTTCGCGCTGGCTGGACTCAAGGTCGGCGATGCGCTTCCAGACATGTCCGAGCACTGCGGCGAATGCGGCCAGCAGGACCCCCTGAGCCGTGATTACCGCCACGGCCAGGGTGTCCGGAAGGTCGAACATCAGGCAGCGTCCCCCGACTCGCCAGCCGGCATGCCGGACGTGGTCCGGGTGTCGGTTTTGGCGGTGGCCATGCCGGTGACGGCGGCGCCGAGGTAGAGCCAGGCGGCGAGCTGGTCGGAGTTGAGGACGCCGTAGGTGGCGAGGACGGTCAGGCCGGCGGTGGTGACGCCGTAGGCCCATTTGCGCCGGTGTGGGGTGGCGAGCGCTTCGAGCTTTTTGAGCATGGGACTTTGGTCCTTTCAGCGGATGAGGGCGGCGATCTCGTTGGCGATCTCGGTGCGGGTGGTGGTCGAGGCGGGGCCTTCGGCCTTGGTGTTGTCGGGGTAGGCGAGCGGGGTGGTGTAGGTGATGCCGCAGGGCTTGTTGGTGGCGGTCTCGATGACCAGTTGGGCGGCGAGGAACAGCAGGCCGGCGCGGCGGAGGTGGCTGGCGTCGGAGACGAGGGTGAGGGTTGTCAAGCCGGTCTTGACGGCCAGCGGGACGCTGTACTTGGCGTTGCCGACTGTCGAGCCGGACGTTTCCTCGGTGAGGATGCGGGCCGGGTCGATGCCCTGTCCGGCGAGCCAGGTTCGCATGGCGGCGGCCTCGGTGGTGCCGTTGTACGGTTTGCCGCCGGACACGATCACCTTGGAGGCCGGGTTGGCCAGGAGGGCGGGTAGTGCCACCCTGAGCCGGCGGACGCCTTTGGCGTCGAGGCTGCCGTTGGTCTTGAGTTTGGAGCCGAGGACGACGAAGGCGTGGCCGGTCTGCGGGATGGCGAGCGCGGTCGGGGTGTAGGCGAGGCTGATGCCGGCCATGTGGCGGGTGAGGGTGGCCATGAACGTCCGCCAGGCCGGCCCGTGGTTGCGGGGCGAGCGACGGTCGATGATGGCGAGGATGCGGTTGACTTCGGCGGTGTTGCCGTCGCGGAACGCGGCGAGTGCCCGCAGCGCCCAGGTGTTGATGGCGACGCGCCGGCACAGGTAGGTCCAGCCGCCGGGCCGGTTGTAGGTGGGGCGGAGGCGGATCTCGCGGCCGGTCTGGTCGCCGGTCTTGCCGCCGGCCGACTTGGCCCGTTCGTCGTGCTCGGCCGAGACGCAGGTCTTGGCGCTGATCTGGAACACGACGTGCCGGCCGGGGGTGAGCAGGATGTCGCCCTTGCGGACCTTGGCCAGGCCGGGGAACTTCATCACGTCCCAGCCGGCTTTGCGGAGCTTGCCGGCGAGGTTCCCGGTCCAGGTGTTGGTGGACAGGTCGATCGGGTCGCCGCCGAGGTAGACGATGGCGGCGGTGGAGCTGGAGCAGTCGAACTCTCCGGTGGTGCGGAGTTTGCGGCCGGCCTTGTCGAGGCCTGACCAGCGGGCGGTGGCGCCCTGGTCGTAGCCGTAGCGTCCAGCTGCGATCTGTTTGGCGATGGTGGCCATGCGCTGGGTGGGTGTGGTCATGGGTCAGTCCTCCAGTCCTGCGGTGCCTTCGATGGCCGGGTCGGCGGGCGGTTCGGTGGCGAGGTCGTCGTCGCTGGCCAGGTCTTCGGGGTAGGTGTCGGGGATCGTCGGGGCGAGGTCGTCGCCGTCCCACTCGGTGGTGTCGTTCACTGCTTGTCCTTTCAGGTGGTGGGGATGGTGCCGGTGGCGGTGCCGGGGAGTGGGTTGGTGGGCCAGTTGTCGGTTGTCTTCCAGCTGAGCCGGCCGCTGAGCTTTGCGACAGAGGCGAAGGTGGACCAGACCTTCACGTTGTTGTTGCTGAAGGTGATGCCGCATGGCCGAGCGATCGCGGCGTCCTCGCTGAGGAGCGGCTGTGCTGGGTAGGCGCTGGGGGATCGGAAGCCTTCAGGGATGGTGATGGCGGTGAAGCCGGAGATGACATCCGTGCGCGGGTAGACGTAGAGGATGAGTTCGACGTCGCAGCCTGTGCGGCGGATTTCGGCGTAGTTGTCGCGGCCGGTGTCGAAGCTCGGCATGTTGAGCAGGGTGGTGAGTACGCGGCGGCCGGTGTCGCCGTAGATGAGCTGTTCGCTGCCGTCGGCGCGGGTGGCGTAGGCGACGCGGCCGGCGGTGGTGGCCCACCGGAGGACGAGCTTTTCGAGGGCGGCGGCGGTGAGGACGTCGCCGTCGTTGAAGGTTGCCATGTCATTCCTTTCGGAGGTCGAGGGTGGCCCGCCAGGTGGTGGCGGTGAGGACGTGTTCGATGCCGACGATCTGGTAGGTGCCGACGAAGCGGCGGAAGATCACCTGGAGGTCGGTGAACAGGTCGAGGGTGGCGACGCTCGGGTAGTCGAGGACGTTGACGCTGAGTGAGCTGACGGTGAACCGTGGGGTCGGGATGAGGAGTTGGGCGGCCCGGGAGGCCAGCAGGGCCGGCGGTAGGGAGGTGTCGATCGAGGCGGCCCGGACGCCGTAGGTGGCGATCGAGGCGGCGTTGGTGAAGGTGTAGCTGGTGACCTGGTCTTTGCCGTCGGCGCCGATGGTGTGGTTGCGCAGCTCGATGCTGTTGACCATGTCGGAGGTGTCGTAGGCGGCCTCGATGTCGGTCAGGTAGTTGATGTGTCCGGCGGTCTTGGTGTCGGAGAAGGTGAGGGCGGGTGTGTCGCCGTCGTCCTGGTAGCGGAACATCACACCGCCGGCGGCGCGGTCGATCCACCAGTCGAGGCCGGCGGAGTTGCATGCAATGTCGAGGTGGTTGGCCAGGGTGTCGTCCAGGGCGCAGCCGGCCAGGGGCCACAGCGGGTCGGTGTTGCCGGTCTGCCGGTACACCTTGAGGTTGAGCACGTACAGGTTGGTGTGGAACCACTGGGCGGTGTTGGTGCTCTCCCCGACGATGCCGGTGAACGCCTTTGCGAGCTTGAACACGTGCAGGTTCTTGGTCGCCTTGAACGTGAACCGGAGCGTGGCGGACTGCTGGGGGCCGATTGTGACGCTTTCGCCCCACTGGTCGCCGGTGGTCTGGTCCACGCCGAGGGCGTAGCGGTCGAAGTCTCCGCCGAAGCTGGTGGTGTCCCGGTTGTAGACGACCATGGTGACGGTGTAGGTGGCGCCGGCGACGACGCCGCCGTAGGAGTAGGTGGCGCCGGCGTCGTAGGCGGTGATGGTCTTGTTGCCGGTGTAGGGACCTCGGCGGACGGAGAGCGCGGAGGAGTAGTAGCCGGCCGCATCGACGCCGCCGATCGCGAGGGCCGGTGCGTTCGCGCCGCCCCAGGTGCCCCAGTCGGGCAGGTAGTTCGGGGTGGCGTTGTGGATCTGTACCGCCGGGTACCACAGGGAGAGCTTGGTGTAGGTGCGGCCGGCGAGGACGGTGTCGATGCGGGAGTAGACGGTCTCGTCGTCGGCGGCGGCGGCGGGGATGGCCTTGACCTGGCCGAGCTGCTTGACGGCGTCGGCGGCGGTGAGGGTGACCAGGGTGTGTTCGGCGTCGGGGTAGGTGGTGCGGACTGTTTCGAGGGTGCCGGTCCACAGCACGGTGGCGCCGGTGAGGACGCGGATGGGCCGGCCGGGCAGGATCTGGAGGGGGGTGCTGAGCGGGTCGCAGGCGTCGAGGATGCTGATGGTGAGCCGGCCGACGTCCATGGTGTTGGTGGGGCCGGCGACCTTGCCGCCGCGGTTGAACCGGAGGCTGACTGCTTCACCGAGGACGTCCACCCAGCCGGCGGTGGCGGCGCCGCCGAGCCGGCCGGCGCCGATGATGCTCTGGCCGAGGATGAACGCGGCCCGGGTCGAGTAGATCTGGACCTTGACCAGGTCCAGGGGGACGGTGGTCATCGTCGGCCTCCTTCGCGTTCGTAGGCGTCGATCGCTTTCTTGATCTCGCGGCCGATCTCGACCGGGTCACCGATGCCGGCCTCGACCCGGATGTTGTAGGTTCGGCCGCTGCCGCTGCCGCTGCCGCTGCCGCTGCCGCTGCCGCTGCCGCTGCCGCTGCCGCTGCCGGCGCCGGGGGTCGCGAAGGCGGGTGCGAGGGTGAGGCTGCCGCTGAGTTCGTCCATGGCCCGGGTGGCGAGGGTGATGTTGTCGGTGATGCCGTGGGCGAGGCCTTCGACCAGGAACCGTCCGTAGCGGGCGAACACGGTGGATGGGCTGCGGATGCCGAACAGTCGCTTGATGAAGTCGAGGACGTTGCCGACCCAGCCGGAGATCTTGTTCTTGATCCAGTCGTAGCCGCCGGAGATGCCGTTCCACAGGCCTTGGACGATGTTGCCGCCGGCGGCCTTGAGCCAGCCGACCGCCCCGTCGAACCAACCCTTGACCTTGCCCGGGATGTCGGAGAAGAACTTCAGGACGACCGACCAGTTCTTGGTGATGAGGCCGATCGGGGACCAGTCCCAGACGGTCTTGATGATGTCCCAGGCCCGGTTCATGAAGCCGGCCACGGCGGCGACGCCGGCCGAGAACGCTTTCTTGATGGCCTCCCAGGCGGCGCCGAGGGCGGCGGAGGCCTTGGCCCAGGCTTCGCCGAGGAACTTGGTGAAGCCGGCCCAGGTCTGCCGGCCCACCTCGGTCTGGGTGAAGAACCAGACCAGGCCGGCGACGAGGGCGCCGATCGCCAGGACGATGATCATGATCGGGTTGGCGCTCATGGCGGCGTTGAGTGCCCACTGGGCGCCGGCGCCGGCCTGCTTGGCGAGGTTGGCGTAGGTCTCGGCCTTGGTGAGGGACTGGACGGCACCCACGGCCTTGTTCCACACCTTGCCGCCGCCCTCGATGGCGGCGTTGAGCAGGTCGCCGGAGTCGGCGGCGATCTGGAACGCGTTGCCCAGGCCCTGCATGGCGCCGCCGACCGGTCCGCCGATCACTTCGCCGAGGCCGGCGAGCGCACCGGCGGCCTGGGCGCCCTTGGAGGCGAGGGTGTCGGCACCCTCACCGACCCCGTCGATCCGGTCGTCCATGCTGCGGGCGGCGGCGCCGGCCTTGTCCATGGCGGTTTCGAGGTCGCCGGCCTTGGCCGCTGCCCGGTCGGCGGCGGTGGTGAAGTCGCGTTCGTCGCCGAGGATGCTGATCCGGATCGGCCTGCCGCCTGCCATCTCACTTCCTCCGTTTCACGATCCTCAGGAACTCGGTCCGCTCCAGGACCGTCAGCTGGTTGTACTCACTCGGTGGGACGCCGGTGGCCAGGCAGAAGCTGGCCTTGAGCCGGGCCGCTAGCTCGCGGGCGGCTCGTCTTTTCCCAGTTCGCCGTCCTCGGGCAGCTCGGCCGGGTCGTCCTCGGCGAAGTAGTGCTCCAGCTCGCCCATGGTCAGCTCGAGCGCGGACTGCCGGGCCTCGGGGTCGCGGGTGCCGTGCCGGCGCAGGTCGGTGAACACCAGGGTCCGCATGAACATGAACGGCCGCTTGCGGAGCTGCGCTAGGTCCTCGCCGAACTGCTGGGCGATCGCGATCTCATCGAACCCGGTGAGGGACTGGAACATGTCCTCGGCGGTCAGGTCATGGTTGCTCACTGTGGGAATCCGTTCTGTTCGAAGATGGTGGCCAGGCCGGCCTCCAGTAGGTCGGGTGCCCGGGTTTCCATGACCTGGTCGGCCCGGGCGAGGAACTGTGCGCCGCGGATGTTGCGGCGTGGCCAGCCGTAGTTGGCCGGCCCGGCGTAGCGGACGCTGGCCCGGCCGGCGGTGACGACGGCTTTGCCCTTGGCCCGGTTACCGCGGATGGTGGCCTGGAGGGCGCCGGACTCGCGTGGGGCGAAACCTGCTGCGATTTCGGCACCCTCGGCGGCGATCGCGCCGTAGACGTCTTTGAGGTCGCCGGCCTCAACCCCGACCTTGATCAGGTCGCGGTTGAGGTCTCGGAGGCCCTGGACGGCGATCGGCATGGCGGGGCCTAGGCGATGACCCGGACCGGCTTGGCGAGGAACTTCCACTCCAGTTCCATCGTCATCCGGGCGGTGGTCGAGGGGTCTGCCTCACCGCCGAGGATGTCGCCGTCCGGCTCGGTGACGTTGACGGTGCCGGTGAACTTCGGGTTGGTGGCCGAGACGACGGCGCCGCCGTAGGGCAGGATCTCGACGGGCACGTCCTGCCCGGTCTTGGTCCACATGACGTACCACAGGCTGGTGATGTCGGCCGGGTCCTGGGTGGCGGTGAACTTCAGGGAGTACTCGCGTTTGCCGCCGGCGGCCGCGTCGGCGAACGAGGTGAAATCGGAATCGGCGGCGCCGGAGACGAGGGTGCACTTGGACACGTCGGCACTGCGGACGACGCCGTCGATGGTGACCTTGAGGGTCCGGGTTCCGAGGGGTGTGGCGCTCATGGCTTTGTTTGGTCTCCTTCGATGTCAAGCCGGGATTGACCCGGCGAGGACGATGCCGTTGGCGGTGGCCGATCCGAGGACGAGCTGGGACGGGGTCACGGTGGTGACGACGATCACCGCATCGACGGTCTCGGTGATGGCGGCGAGGTGGGTGTCGAGCCAGGTCTCGGCGGCGGCGAGGTCGTCGGGGACGGCGATCCACACCTCCCAGTCCTGGATGTAGCCGAACCCGTTGGCGGCCCGGCGCCGCTGCCCGAGCCGGACGAACCCGTCGCCGGGACGCAGGGACTGCCGGTACAGCGGGGTGACGTTCGTGACGCCGTCGAGGGTGGCTGCCTGGGCGAGGTCGGTGCGGGTGCTCATCGGACGGGCCTACGGCGGAACGGTGCCTCCAGGCGGCGGATCTCGGAGTCGTTGGCGGAGATGTAGGACAGTCCGCCGTCGAGGCCGGGTTCGTAGCCGAGGGGCTTGGCCCGCATGTTCAGTGCCCGTGCCACGCGCCGGCACAGGGCCTTGGCGAGGTCGGGCGGGTAGGGCTGGGGGTCGTCCGGGTCCGGGTCTGCGGGGATGCGGCAGACCCGGGCCTGGGCGGTCGTTTCGGCGGCCAGCTCGGCGTCGATCTCGGCGTCCTGGAACGACGAGAGTGGGCCGAGGTAGTCCTTGACCGCGTCGCGGTCGGGTGCGGTGGGCATCTCGTCTCCTCTCGTCGTTCCAGGACTGGGGGTTGCCGGGGATCAGGCGTCGGCGGTGGTCCAGTCCACCGGGACGATGTCGGTGGACCGGGTGCAGGCGGAGGCCTTGTAGCCCCAGATGCCGATCCGGACGTCCTTGACGGCGAGCTGGAGGTCGATCCGCTTGGGGGCGGACACCCACGCGTAGACCGACTCGGGCACGAACAGGTAGGACGCCTCGCTGTTGGCGACGGTCTTGTCGAGCGCCCAGGCCGGGACGATGGTCCGGTTGCCGATCTGGATCGCCTCGTAGCCGGCCCGGACGGTGCCGTCGGCGTTGGTGGCGTTGACCACAGGCAGCAGCGGCCGGCCGGTGCTGTCCAGCGCGCCGGCGAGGCCGCCGTACAGGGTCGGGTCGCCGGCGAACGAGGTGAACCGGTCCCCGCCCTTGACGAACTGGAGCTGGACGAGCGCGGCCTTGAGGAGTGCGACCTTGGCCGCGTCGCTGGCGCCGCCGCCGACGTTGATCTCGGTGCCGGTGCCGGTGCCGAGCAGGCTGGCGATCTCGGCTTCGAGGTTGTCGAAGTAGTCGGCCATCATCTCGTCCCAGATGATCTTGTCCAGCGACGGGTTGCCGCCCTGGTCGTACACCTCCCGGTTGACGATCGCCAGGCCGGACAGCGCGGACGGGGTGACGGTCTGCTTGTCGGTGGTCAGGCTCATCTCGGTGGGCTCGGTGCCCTGGACGTGCGCCTGGATGCCCTTGCCGGTCTTGGTGCCGAACTTCGGCAGCATGAACGGCGTGCTGTCGGTGATGCCGCCGGTGGACACCAGCCCCCACAGGGGTCGGTTGAACCGCAGCGGGCCGACGTACAGCTCGGGCCGGTTCTGGGTCGGGTTGAGTTCGTCCACGTCGGCCACGGTGATGGCGGCGAACGCCTCGCCGAGGAAGGTCTGCATGCGCTGCGCGGCCTCGCTGTCGGCGGAGAACTGGATGGCCTTGGCGTCGTCCAGCAGGGAGTGCTTGCCGCCCTGGACGCCGTCGAACCGGTACGGCAGTTCCTCGCGGACCGTGCCGCCGGCGGTCGGGTTCGGCTCGCGGGGCGGGATGTCGGTGAGGGTCTTCTGGAACGCCTCCAGCTTGACGTCCAGGGTGTGCTCGATCTGCTTGGTGAACGCGACCGCGTCGAACTCCGCAGGAGTCTCGGCCTTCTTGTCGTCCTCGTCCATGGCGGACTCCTTTCGGTTGGGTGACTGTGCCGCGCTGGCGGCAACACTGGTGACGGCTGCGCGGGTGAACGCGGCCAGAGGGGTGAGGGAGGCTTCGAGGATTTCGCAGGCCAGGACGTCGAACACGCCGTCGTCGGCGAGCACGGCCTTGATGTCCTTGCCGAGGCCAACGCTGAGTCCGTCGAACACGCGGGAGCCTTCGTCCTGTTCGGCGTCAGCACCGCACAGGACGAGCGCTTCGTCGCCGAGTGCGGTCCGGGCGACGCGGCCGGGGTCGAGGTGGAGCCCTTCGTCGGTCTTGGTGAAGGCCGAGGTGCCTATCGCCTTGTCCCAGTCGTGCCCGATGAGCAGCTTGGGCCGGTTCCAGGTGAACACGGTGTCCTTGGAGAACCGGAACCTCTTGCCCTTGGACTCGCCGATGTCACCGAACGGCAGCGCGAGTCCCCGGATCGTGCGGGACTCGGCCTCGGCCGCGAACGTGAGGGAGAGCGGGTTGTCGAAGATGACGAGGTCACTGGACATCGGCGGACTCCTGGTTGGCGGCCGGGGTCTGGACCACGGCGATGGGGAGGGCGGGGTCGAAGTAGCGGCGGGACTCGGCGACGTCGAGGACGCCGGCGTTCTTGCCGGAGACGGCGATGCTCATGCGGGTCTGGTCGTCGGTGCGTAGGAACTCGGCCCAGCGCCACTTGGCTTCGTAGCCGCGCGGGGTGACGTCGTTCATGGACAGCCGTTCGGCGATCGGCAGGGCGTACAGGTTCAGGGTGAAGTCAATGAACTCTTGACGGTCCTGCTGGATGTTGCTGTAGGTGCGGCTGGTGACCGACACGTTGACCCGTTCGGCCTGGAGGCCCATCAGGGTGGCCAGTTCTTTGGAGGCGTGGTCGCGCTGGGCGGCGAGCTGGAGCTGTTCGGGGTTCCAGCCGGCGGTCTTGTAGGCGAGCGCGGCGGGCACGTAGCCGATGGACCGCTGCCGGCGGGCCTCGATCCAGGCGTCGACGATGTCGTTGAGGTCTTCGTCGTCGGGGTCGTCCTGGTTCTCGGCGGGGGTGAAGTAGTCCAGCGGCTGGTTGCCGTTGGAGTAGTTGTTGACGGCCCGGTCCAGAGCGATGTGGGTGCGGATGGCTCGGGCGCCGGCGACCAGGAGCGGGTCGTTGGCCGAGTCGAACCGGATCAGGTCGAAGTCGTCGTCGTAGCGGATCGCCTGCCCGTGGTGGCCCATCTTGGTGACGTACTGGCGGGCCTGCTTGATCACATCGACGCCGGATTCGAGCCGGACGACTTTGGTCGGGTAGCCGTGCCATCCGGTCTCGGTGACCAGCCACCAGGCGACCCCGTCGTAGAGCATGTCCTCGGCCGTGCGGGCGAACGTGACCGCGCGGGGGATGCCGCGTTCGGGCTGGCGGAGCAGGTCGGAGAACATCGACGGCTGCCCGGACGGGTCGATGAGGTCCATCGGGATCGTGCCGAGGGTGCCGGCGATCAGGTCCCGGCCCCGCTTGACGGCCGGTACCTGGACGGCTTCCCGGCGGGTCACCCGCCCGACCGGGTCCTCATACGAGCTGAGGCCGAAAAACTCCGGCGGCACATCGTCCGGGCCGATCGCGGCGAACCGGGCAGCCGGCAGGGACTCGACAGCGAGCGGCACCTGCCGCGCCATGAACCTCGAGAACCACCTCACGGACACAGATAGTGGTACCGAATCGGTACGGAATGCTGCATTCCGGCACGTACGGCGTGTCGGTCGCCGCAGTGCTCTGGGTGCGACGGGTCAGGGTTTGCGGTAGCGGGAGGGGATGGTGGCGCGTCGGCGGCGGTTGGTGGAGGCGTCGTGGATGGCCCACATGGCGGCTTTGACGGCGTCCATGCGGCCGGTAGAGCGGATGCGTGGTCCGTCGATGCCGGGGGAGGTGCGGAGTTCGGTGACTTGGTCGTTGAGGACGGTGGTGTCGGTGTGTCGAAACTTGTCCTCGGCGAGGTAGCGCTTGAGGTCGCCGACTGCGGTGCGGGTGGTTTCGGAGCGTTTGGCGGTGCGGACCTTGGCGTCCTTCCAGGCGGCGTGGTCGGCGATCGAGGCGCCGGCGGTGACGGGTCGGCGTTGGCCGAGGTCGGCGATGTAGTGGGCGGCGGCGGGCACGTCGGGGTGGTCGGTGACGGCGACGACGACGCGTCCGTCGTCGGTGTTCCAGCCTCGGGCGACGGCGACGCCGTCGCCGAACCATGACTCGACCGCGACCGCGTCGGGGACGCGTGCGGGCATGAGGCTGGTGAGGCCGGCCCAGGCGATCTCGGAGATGACGGGCAGGCCGGGCACGGCGAGGGCGGCGATGCGCCAGACGTTGAGGTACTGGGCTTCGAAGCCGCGCATCGGGTCGGGGTCGTCCAGGTCGGGGTCCTGTTCGCCGGCGAGGGCTTTCTCGTACTTGGCGGCGAGGGTGGCTCGGCGGTCCTCGGACCAGTGTGGGGACGCGGCTTTCCAGACAGCCGGGTCGGACGGGTCGGCGCCCATGGGTGCGCCCCACAGCAGCAGCAGGACGGTGGGGTCGTCGCCGGTCATGGCGTCGGTGAGGTACTTGCGCATCAGCGAGGTGGCCCGGCGGTGGGCGGTCGAGGTGATGACGAGCTGCGGGCTGGAGCGTTCGAGCATGGCCGGCTCTAGGCCTTCGTGGACGGTGTCGGGTTTCACGTTCCAGGCCTCGTCCACCATGCCGTAGCAGACGTCGTAGCCGTAGACGCCGTCCTGGGCGAAGGTCATCCACCGGTCGCCGTCCGGGGTCTCGATGGCTTCCTTGCCGTTGCCCCGGGTCACGTCCCAGCCCTGGGCCTCTGCCCATCGCCAGGCGCCGCGCTGGATCTCGCGGCAGATCTTGAGCTGGTTGCCGGTGTGGATCACGGTCTGGACCTCGCCGAACAGGACGTGTCCGTAGGTCATCCGCCACAGTGCGGTGCCGCGCAGCCGTACCGACTTGCCGGAGCGACGCGGCGCGGACTCGATCTCGATCCGCCAGCACAGCGATCCGTCCTCGCGGTGCTCGTACTGGCGCACGATCGACAGCCGCTGCCACCAGCGCAGCGTGATGCCCTGGCCGGCCTCGATCCAGGCGACCACGTCCCAGCCGTAGGAGCCGACTGCGTCGTCGGGGACCGGGCTCATCATCAGCGGGACGGCCGCGTCGGCCGGCACGTCGAGGAACGGCTGGAGCCAATCGAACCGCGACAGGTAGTCCGGGTTCCAGGTCAGGTCCTCCCTGATCTGGATTGGCTCAGGTTGGGTCCGGGGGAGAGAGACGGGAAGGGGCGGAGGCTTCGGCGGTGATGCGGGTTGGGGAAAACCGTCGATGAGTGCGGGCTGGATCGCGTCGCGGATCGCGTCGGCCTTCGCCTTCTCGATCACTCCGGCCTGGCCGGACGCGTCGGAGCAGGCCCGGCACTCGACCTGCCAGTTGGCCGGGTCCCACATCAGCTCGGGGTAGGCGCCCCGGCTCTTGATGTGGCCGACCACCCACGGGTCGGTCTCGGCCAGCACGGTGCCGCACACCTTGGCGCAGGGCACGGGCCAGCCGGTGTTGGCGGCCAACCATGCTCTGGCCTCGGCCACCTTGCGGCCGGCCCATCGTGCCCTCGGTGCTGCCATCGGTCAGGCCCCCGCCGGCTTGAGCCGGTACAGCGCCTCATGGGTGGCCAGGTAGGTGCTGGCCTTGGCCACGTCGATGCTGCCCGTCGCTGCCACCTCGGCATCGATGGCGTCGGCGAGGTAGACCAACTGCTGGGCAAGCGCTGCTGCTGCCGGGTCTGCCGCGATCCAGGCCTCGTCCCGGCGCAGCTTCCTCGCTGCCCTCGCCTGGGTACTCGGTCTCGTCATCGTCCATCCTTCCTTGATCCACAGCCTCGCGCGCGCTGGTGACGTTCCCCACTTAGCTGATGTGGTTCTTCTCTTGTCATTCAGTTGTTCATCTAGTTGATCAATTCCTTATTACTAAGCCCCACTTCAGAGTGGGCCTCAGCCCCACTTCAGAGTGGGCCTCAGCCCCACTTCAGAGTGGGCCTCAGCCCCACTTCAGAGTGGGCCTGGACGGGCCTTGTGGTCGGGGTTATCCACAGGTAGCTGTGGGGCGTGGACGGTGATCTCGTACTCGGCCCGCATGCCGTTCGCGGCGACCCGTGAGCGCCGGATCGCCCCGACCTTTTCGAGGGTCCGCATCGCCCGCCGGACCGACTCGGACGCGGCCCGGTGTTCGGCCGATCCCCGGGCCGGAAGCTCACCCCGCATCTGGAGGATGATGAGGTCCGTCCCACCCCAGTAGCTGCGCCCCGGCGCCCCGTCCGATTCAGTGTCAAGGGCCGCTTGACACATGATGAGCAGGACGAGCCGTTCGGTAGTGGTGAGCAGCCTGCCCCAGTGCGGTTGCATCGCGGAGGCCACCAGCTGGTAGCCCATCAGGCCCGCTTGTCGCGGGCGGCGGCGATGTCGGCCCGGATCTTCGCCATGATTTCGGCCGGTGGTTCCCGCCGTACGGGCCCCTTGCCGCATGTGTCGCTGTGGGGCCTGAACGCGGCCCAGGGCGGCACGTCGGCCACGTACCGGACGGCGTCGGGCAGGGTCGAGTCGAGGAACCAGCCATCGACCCATGCACCTCGGAACAGTCTGGCGATCAGCCGCCCGTCCGGCGTCGGGTCGGGCTCGACCGGGCACCGTTTCCCGGACTTGAGCAGCACGAACCCGATAGGGCGGCGGCACCGCTGGCACAGCATCATCGGAGCCGCTTCCCGTGGGTGACGGTGACCAGGGTGCGGTCGAGTGACTTGAACGCGGCCCGGAGGTAGAGCTGGGCCTCATCGACGGCCATGGCCTCGATCGGCCGGTCCTGCGCGTTCAGGTCGCGGACCAGGTCGCGGCACGTCTCCAGCACCGAGTCCTTCACCGCGGCGAACTCGGCCCGGTAGTCCGGCAGGGACTGGCCGGTCATGGCGAACCCCACTGGTCGGCCATGGCCTGCGCTATGCCCTCGTAGGTGCGGGACCGGACCTTCCACCGCTCGGCCCGGCTGCCGGTCCACCAGCCGGGCATCCGGTCGCGGGCCGGTAGAGCGGCCATGGCGGCGCGGGCGTCCTCGGTGGACACCAGCGCCGGCAGGCCGACCAGCCACAGGCCGGTGGCCTTGCTCTGGGTGTGGCCGTGCTGCCACGGCTGCACGATCTGGGTTGGTTTGCCGTGGCCGTGAGCCTCGATGGCGTAGCGGTGCTGGATCGGGTTCTCGACCGCGATCCGGGGCGAGTCGAACTCGAACATCAGGCGGAAGAACGCCGCGCCGGCGAGCATCGCGGCCCACCGGTCCGGGTCGCGGTGGAGCCACTGGACGCCGCTGTTGGCCAGATAGGTGCACGGCGGGTGGGCGACCACCAAGTCCCAACGCTCGCCCATCAGGTCCCGCAGATCGCCTTGATAGTGAGGGCCGGGCACCTCGGTGGGTTCGAGGTCGCACGACAGCGCGTCGTGGCCGGCACGCAGGAACGCGTCCCGGACGCGGCCGGAGTACTCACAGGCGACGAGCACCCTCATCGTGCACCTCGGGCGCATGGGCAAGGGACCGCATCGACCTTGTCGCCGTGGCGGCGGATGAGCCGGCGCCCGATCCGCCGGGCGGCGATGATCTTGCGCGGGCATCTGCCGGCGTGGGCCGGGTGGCCGCACCATGTGCACCACGTCATGGCCGGCTCGCCAGCAGTCGCTCCCACGCCGCCGCGCAGGCGTCCGCTACCCACTCAGGCTGGCGGGTGGCACGGAGGGTGTGCTCGGCCTGGACGAGGCCGGCGAGGATCTGTTCGAGCGTCATCCGAGGGCCACCAGCGCGAGCGCGGCGACCATGGCCACCGCGAGGACGAGGACGAACACGCGGGCGGCCCGCCCGGCCCGCCGGCGGCGCATGAACGCCGGCAACGGCTCCTCACGGATCATCTCAGTGGACACCCACCGGTGGTCCGCTGGCGGCCTGGGCCGGCCATAGCCGCCCGGGCAGCCTCGGCGGACGCCACCAAACCGGGCGCTCACCGCTGGCCCCTCATCTGGAGGCCGAGGAAGATGACGAACAGCAACAGCAGGCCCAGGACCAGCCCGCCACCGTTCGTGAACGCCGGAGCGTCGATATGTGTACCCATGCGGGTCACGGTGTACCGAATCGGCAAGATCCGCAACACGCCGCGCCGGTTTTGCGGGCATTTTGGTACCGAAAAGGTTCTAGGCGACCCTATGATGCAGGCATGGGAACTGTTTCGGAACTTCCGCGCCAGACTGCGCTAG